GTTGCCAGTAAACGCCATTTTGGACTCCTATTCGTCTAAAAGTTTAATTAATTCAGGATGACCAGCTTCCCGTAGCTTATAAGCTAGTGTTACACGATCAAATTTTACTGCTTCATTCATGTAAAAAACCAGTACCGCACGAATATGTTCACGAAATGCTAAGGCTTGTTCACGAACTAATGGGTGGGAACTATCCCCTACTTGAATGATTTTGTCTAATGCTCTATCCGCAAGCTCATCTGGAGTGAACCCGCCATGATCTTTAGTTAATACTTGAATGCCATCGAAGGCGCCTTGAATTTGCATCATCTGACTGGATACCTCACTTGTCCACTTCTGTAGGCGTCTTGACGATCCTTAGCATCGCCCAACTGCTTGAGTTCTGCCATTGCTTCGTCATATCGCATTTTGTAGTTGTCTAGAACGTCTTTATCCGCTTTCATGAATGTTGCCGCCTCTAGTAATGCGCCATATAACAACACGGTATCAAAGTTATCGCCAAGCCATGAAGTGCCAGCGGTAACGATCGACTGTGGGTAGTAGAAGTAGTGTAGTTCTACAGCGTAATTTTGGTCTGGAGTTGGTCCCAAAATGAACGTATTGTTGTCAAATACAGCGTAATACTGAGGCTCTGCATAGAAAGCGGCATCCGTATCTGGGTAAGATTCACGAATGAAATTGACGTCTTTGTTCAGCAAATAATGGTATTCATTCGCAGAGTTAATTACTGCAAGGCTAAAGGTTGCCAACCAATCATTTGGAGTTGCTAGGTATTTGTTTCCAGTCGTCATATTGCCCGTAACATTCTTGCGGAATGCGGGCATTTGCACCATGTTATAGATGCGGATTTCTGCCTGTTTAACAAATGTAGCAATCTGATTGGCGGACGTAAACGAGCCAACCGTATTCGGGAAGTCGTTCTCCGCATAGCCTTTGATCGCAGAAGTTAACTCTGTGTAATTCATGCCATTGGGCCTCTAGCCATTACGCCTTTGGTTGCTGCACCAGTTCCACGGATTTTGATACCCGTAGTTTTTACATCATCACGGCCTGGATCGCCCATGCTTACACGGGGAGATGGTTGACCGCCTGGAGTCATTTGTTTAGATGACAAGGTATTTGGATCAGGTGGACGGCTAACAGCCATCATAGCGTCTTTAGCATCCATAGACTTACCTTTCATAGTATGTGGCTCGGCATAGACATCGGCATAACCGACCTCTTTGCCACCCTTTTTCATGGAGAACTTAGCCATTATCGACCCCTTCCAGCGGCTTTGCGCATACCTTGATTGGCAACACGGGCAAGATTGCGACCCATCTTCTTCATATCCATCGAGCTAACGCCATGTTTGGCAGTCTTACCCTTTTGAATAGGTGCGGTTGGTCCGCTATCACCTAAATTTTTACCTTCGGTTTTGCCTTTTTTGGCTATTCCGTCTGCATCTCGTTTGTACATTTTCAACTCCTTATGTTGTCGTTACCGTTACACTACCCACTAAACAGCTTGGCGCTAAATCATTAGGTGTTAACCCATCATCTCTTGCGCCACCAACAGGGTTCCAACCCCATTGAAAGATCCTACTACCGCCCTCTGGATAACCAACGCCTTCTTCTGTTCTGTCGTTGGTTCCATTAATTTGTAATCCACTCGATCCAGATACCTGATAGCTTACATCAGGGCGTGGTTCCCGTACAGCCTGTGGGTCATCCACTGGGTATAAACCCAAGGATAACTGTGGCTGATCGGGTTCCCAACACTCTGGGCAAACCTTAATGCTAACTTGCTTAGTTTTGATCGTGAGCTTTTTAAGCTGTTTGAGCATATAACGCTGCCCACAACGATCACACTCTGCAATTGCATATTTTCCACTTGCAAATCTATTAGGCATAGAACATAGTACGAGGCACAAAACGGGCTGGCGCTGTCTCTCTATCAGTAGTAGAAGCCATTAGCCATTGTTCCTCATATTCCTGTTTTAAAAATGGTAGTCTTGCCTGTCCCTCTGGAATCTTTTGGGCTACATAAAAAGCCAAACCAGCCACAAGGCATGGCAAGAAACGGAAAGGAATATCAGGTTCTACAGTTCCACTTACTCCAGCATCCTGTAATCTGCGGAGTCTCCAATAAACGAATGTATATGGTCCACCACCAGCGTCTGGAGTAGGCCATACGTTGATTGACGGAAGATTCTGTACGCTAACTGCCGCACCGCTAGAATGTCCAGCAGCAGTCGTTCCATTTTGACCACGGTAGCAGTTAATTAAACTGTTTCCAGAAGTATTGGGGTATCCAATTACTTCGTTACCAATCTTAATGAATCCAGAATTAGCTAAACCGCTAGTATCTGAAAGTGGGATTGTGGTGTCTGTAGCCAAAATAGTGCTTGCCAAAGTCACAGCAGTGGCATTTGTTTGACCTGATTGGCGGTTGAACCAGACCTGAATTGGACGTCCCTGCGTCAATTTATTAGGGATTGTTGAGTAAGTGGACTCAGAAATACGGCTGATATTGATATCAATCTGGGTGCTTTGAACGCCATTATTCTGACGAATAACGTGATCCATAAGGTCAATCGTATTAGTTGGAATTGGATAAATAGCCTGTCCAGTCACCATTGGGATCTGACCTTGCTCGATTGTCCACAGATTAATTCCACGGTTTGCCCACTCAATCGTAAGTAGGTTCATAGATCTACGGGCAGTCCGCATCTCATAGCCAGTGCGTAACTCAGCACCAGCCCTCTCAAAAGCCTCTTCAATGAGGTTATTGAGGTCTAGATTAAACGCTGTGGTTCCTGATGTAGTCATCACTTAACCTTTCGATACGGCTTTACTTTTTGTTTTATTTTTGGAGGCTGTGGTACGAACTGTTTTCCCTGTGCTTTTCCCGCCCGTTTTGCCCGTGTTGTTGCTGCGTACTCGGACGGGCTTAACGACTGGATCGCCTTTTTTGGGAGATACCTTTCTCCTGTTTCGGACGACTTTTTCCCCGACTTGGTTGTCCACTCCTGCTTTGTCCAAGCCTTGAGACTGCGTTGAGGTTTCGCTAGTGCCACTGATTAATCTCCAAAACCATGCAAACATTACTTTTTTAGCTTAGACAATGTCTGAGCTAACCTTGCTCTTTGACCCATTTTGCCAGGCTTCTTAGCGGCAGATTCTAATTTCTTAGCAGGGATCTTTTCACCAGCCTTAACGCCTAATGACTTCTTAAGGGCGCCAGGCTTTTTGATAGCGGACTGAATCCACTTGCTAGTAGATCCACCTTTTTTCATGTAGCCCATTTTGTTGCGCACGTCTTCTGGCAACTTAGACAAGCCTGGGTTTGATTCTTTATCTACGGGTTTGAGTGCCATTATTTATATCCTCCGCCTTTTGCCTTGTATTGTTTTGCTAAGAGCTGTGCTTTTCTAGCCGACCATTGACCAGCGCCCGTACCTTGCGTGGCAGACGCTTTAATCTTTTCAAATAGAGCTTTGCGCATACCAGGTTTCGTATAGTTACCAGCTTGATTAACCTTAGATACCTTCCCGCCTTCTGCATATTCTGTGAAATCCGTGTTATCTCTACGAGCTTTACGCTTAGGTTTACCCATCTTAGAGGGCATGATGGCGCCCATTCCCCTACTTGGTCTCATATCCTTGTCCTTCCACGGATGGCAATTCCATCTGCCCGCTTTGAAGCAGTGGAAACGTTTCCACCCTTTTTGTAGCTTGGCTTCTTAATTCTGCCACTCATCATCTTCTCAATATCACCTAAAGCCGCACCGCCACCACCAGTAGGAATAGGACGAGTTCCTAGATCCCGCTTGTATTCGTTGCGTTCCTGATTCAGTTTCTTACCTTCGTTTACATACTTCTCTAACTTCTCAGCAAACTGTCTTTTGATCTCAGGATCGTCATTACGCATACCCCGTTCCATCCTTTCAATAAAGGATTTACCTTCCCCAACTTGTGGGGATGGGCTAACGGGTTCTACGGGATTTGGCATTATGCTCTGGTCTTTCCACGGATAGCGCAACCGTCAGCACGTTTAGAGGCACTGGAAACGTTTCCACCTTTAGCCATTTTTTTGGGCTGTTTAGCGGCTTCCCTACGTTTCCTAGACTCTTCACGAGTCTCTCCGCCTAGCTCTTCATTGATAACTTCAACGGGATTAGCTAGACCTTTAGTGTCTAAATAATTGCTGGCTTTGTCGCTTAGATCTTTAAGCATCTGTTTCATTAGCAGTACCCGCCTGATTTCATCTTAACCATAGTACCTTTGGACTTGCCTTTAACAGCACATCCATCTGCCTTAGAAAGCTGACCAACTTTACCGCCAGCAGCCATTTTGTGCATACGCTTTTCATGGCCTTTAACAGCCTCAGCCGCAACTTTCTTCATCATTGGCTTGTCTTTGGCGATGTCTGTATGACCGCCTTTAGCGTAAGCCATGCCACCTTTTTTCATGGCTCCCATTTCAGCAGCTTCATGCTTAATCATGGACTTAGGAGCGCCCTTTTTCTTCATGAATTCGACTTCTTTCTTGACCATCATCTTTGACTCTTTCATTTCGCCACCCTTTCTAAATTTCTTACCTTTATCAGCTTCCATAAAATCTTCCCCAACAGATTGAGGAATACCAACCTTCTTAGCAAACTTTGGATTGTTTGCTACTGCTGCCATTAGATTGTGTTGCTTTTTACTTACCGATGGCATTCTTAATTCCGTTTACCCAGTTCGTCAATCTTAGCCTCAAGGCGATTAATGCCAGCGTCAAAGCGTTCCATAATTTTTTCCATATCTCTATGGACTTCTGCACGAGTAATGTGGTCACGAGCGACCTCCTCTCTAGTTTTATTCAACAAGATACCTAAGCGGTTAATCTCAGCAAACTTCTCTTTAAGTGTGAATCCCATGATCCCCACCAAAGCAGTTAAGATTGCGTTCCATATCATCATTTCCATCAGACAATTTTCCCTTTAGTTTTTCCACGAATCTCACATCCACCGCCACGGACTGAACCACCTTCTTTGCAGTTCCAAGCCCGTAGGGATTTGTTGATTCTGCTGTTGGGATCATTAGCTGTTTTGGCAGAAGTTAATTTCTTCTTCATGCCTTTCATCCTGGCGCAAAATGAATCACGCCTAGAGCCACCTTCTGGTTGTGGACGTTTTAGTCCAGGCTTTCCTGGGTTGGCAGCGTTGTAGGAAGCACGTCCTTTGGCGTTTAATCCGCCTTCAGGGTTCTTTCCTTCTTTTCTCTGCCATGCAGGAGTCTTAGCCATTATGCGGCTCCCTTATTAGCATCAACAGGCTTTAGGAGAGGATATAGATAATCTTCCCCAAATGAGCCTTCAAACTCTGTGATGCCCATGTGATTGAGCTTAATGGTTGGGTCAATCCATACTTCATATCCATGTGCAGTGGCACGATCACAGAAGGTATAGTCCTCGCCTACATAGCCGTCTGGGGTAGATTTGAAGTCAAAGAATGAATAGCAAAACTTATCTGAATGCCCGTCTACTACTCGGTCATCAAGGTATTTCCACTCAGGATGGTTGTCTCTGAGGGTCTCAAATACTTCTCTACGGATCAACATGAAGGCGGTAGCAATCCGTTTAGCCTTTACCAATCCATAAGGATTCATATAAATCCCGCCATCAGCATCTTGCTCTAGCGTAGATATATAAACTTTGCCTTTCTTGCGGGCAACAGGAACGCCACCTACGATACCCTTCTTGGGGTCAGTATTCCAAGCCATTAGACGGAAAATGTCTTGCGGATCAAAGTTAATATCCGAATCAATAAACATTAAGTCCGTGCAGTCTGAGGCTAGGAAGTCTTTAGCAATTAGGTTACGAACACGGGAAACGACTGAACATCCAGAGATATTGCAAATCTGGATTTCAACGCCATGTTTAGGAGCTTCTACGCAAAACTGAGCTAACGAAATAGCTAGTTTTACGGAAACCTTAAAGTCATAAGCAGGAAGACCAAGCATGATCTTCCTACCCGCTAGACTAAAAGAACCTTGTGCTTGTAGAGGTTCTGACATTTTTCACCCAAAGAATACTGTTGTGGTTACGTTAGCTGGCACTGCTACATAAATGCCATCCGTTGCCAGAATGCCTTGACCTGGAACTACTACAGTAAAGGCTGTTGGATTATAGGCATCTACTTCCATCAAAACTTTTTTGTACATTGTCACGTTACCACTGGTCGTTAAAGACGCTGTAGTTACAGTAAATGTATTCGTTCCAGTAACAGTTACAGCATAAATATTGTCAGTGGCAGTACCAGTCGTAAAGTCTAAATAGACACGATCACCAGTCGTTAAGCCATGATTGGTAATGGTTACGGTACAAGTAGTTGATCCTGGAATGTTATAGGTTCCAGTTAATGTTGAGTTGTTTGCAAATACCACATTCCGTGTTGCTGCGGTCGTGTTAGCGGAAACTACAGCACCCTTTAGACGAGTTCTGTAATTAACAGCAACCCCAGAAGAGGTCATGTGTTCTGAGCTTACATCCGATTGCATCGTCATAATTAATCTCCAAAAGGTTAAAGTGGACTAGGGAAAACCCTAGCCCATGAGATTAGTTATTAAATGTAGTCTGGAATTGACCGCCATCAGAGTTACGGACTGAGTACTGAATTACCAAAGTACCAGCACCAGCACTTAATGTAGCTGGGGTAAAGGTAATAATTGCATCCGTAGAACCGACATTAGACCAAGTACTCATTTGGGCAGCAGTGCCGTTTAGGCTAAGAACGCCAGCAGTACCAGTCGTAATAGTGGCAGAAGCAAGTGCTGTGCCGTTTGCTAATACGGTAACTGTTCCAGACGAACCAGAAGTAAAGGTGGTGGTCTGAAGAATAAAAATTTCAGTAATCAATGCGCCTGCTGGAACTACGGCTACCTGAGTAGCGGCAGATGTATTAAAAGCAACAGTAGCGTTTTGAGCAACGGTGGTGCAACCAGTGTTACGAATAGTACCAGCGACAGTGCCAGTGGTGTTTTTAACAGTCCCTAATAACCATGGACCTAGGTGTGTAGCGAAACCCATGAGGTTCTCCTTATATGCACATAAACCATATCATCGGTGCATCGTCCCCTAGGCGGGCTGATATGGACAAATTAGTCCTAGACTTAAAAAGAATCTTACTACAAATAAAACAAAAAGGGGAGTTTTTGGCTCCCCTTTTTTAGACACATTAAGCGCCTTGTGAACCCCACATACCGAGAGGATCAGACCAGCCGAAGCTGTAACGCTCACGAGACTTGTAACGGACGTTACCAGTATCGAAGTCCCCGTCCATGCTGTTCTGCAATGGGGTACGCACGAAGTGCTTCATACCATTTGGAACATCAGTGGTGAGGAAGTAAGCATTTGGATCGGTCAAGAAGTGGTTAATTGCATAGCCACCTGGAATCGAACCATTGTTTACTAAAGCGTTGATATCGTTGTCGGTTGTGCCAACACGCAATTGAGTTTCGAGCAAACGAGTTGCAACGAACTGCAATGCGGGTGGAACAATCAACTTCTTAGGTTTAGCAGCGATCAACAGACCACGCTCGTCAGTCCACTGGCTGATTTGAATAACGGCGGCTTCCAAGGAAGTCTCGTTAAGGTCAGCAGCGGTTGACTGGGTGTTGCTGTTAGTGCCACCAGAAACCAACGGATGGTTAGTCGCAAACAAAGGTACACCGTCACCACCGTAATATTGGGCAGAGTTGGTGAAACCGTTGTTCAACACAGCAGCGGCTTTAACCTGTTTGGTATAAGCCATCGCACGAGCCAAAGCCTTGGTATAACGAGCTGATAAGCTGTCATACAAGTTGTCCTCGATTGCCTCTTCCGTTAGGGAGAAGCCGAGAGCAATGGTCTCATGGTTGTAACGTGCTGTGAATGCTTCTTGTGCATTGTCATAAGCGATGGCAGAGCCTTCGTTTTTGACTGGTGCAGCGCTGAAGCCAGACAGTTTGGTTTCTTCTTCGAAGGAACGCTCAGAGGTCTCAGTTTCGTAGATCTCTTTGTGTTCTTCACCGTAGCGAGCATACTCAAGACCGAACAATGCGTTCAGGCCTGGGAGCAGCTCTTTCAGTAGTTGTGCGCGTGAAATAGCCATTTATATGCTCCTTAAGCTGCAGTTGCTACAGGGGTTGCACTGTAATAGGTATGAACGCCAAAGTTGAACTTGACGATTACCTCAGTGAAAGAACCAGCAGCATTTACAGTCTCTGGCACACCCGCAATGATACGGAATGGGAGAGTGGTTGTAGATGTGTTGGTTGCGTTACGTACTCCTTCGTTTGAGTCACCAGAGGTGGTCGAACCAGCAGTCGTGAAGATAGCAACGTTGTTGCCTACATCAGTCTGGGTCAAACCGCCAACAGCGGTGCTTGACGAAAGAACTGCCACTTTGAAGAGAGTGTCAGGATCGTCACAAACATAAGCAGTAATGTCCGAAGCGGTAATGCCACCTGGATAATATTGCTGTTGAAGAAACTGTTTGGTAGTTGGGTTAGTAAAAGCACAACCCAAGAAAATACCAACAGCATCGGTCGCAGAATCAGTGGTAGAAACACGGCTCAAAGTTCCGCTTGTATTCAGACGAACAACGTCACCATAGAAAATGGCGGTTGTAGAACCTGAATCAATAGGAATTTGACGAGTTGCACCAGCAAATACCTGACCACCGATCAGATTGATCGGCTTGAACCCATATGGGCCGTCTACGGTAGGATAAGCCATTTAGAACTCCTAATTAAGTTTAATTACCTTTTCCAAAGCTAGTCGTAGATTTCCGTTCTTTAAACAACGGCATCCTTGCGTCACTTTGGCGCATTAAATTATTGTCCACGGCTTCAATTTGAGAATCTGACTGCTTAACGTAATAAGCGTTACGCTGTTCAACAATCTCTTGTGGAGCTTTGCAGAGCAATAACCCGCCGATTTCAATGTTGTCGGAGAACCGACTTGTTGAGTCGACTAGCAGTTTTAAGTGTGGTTGCTCCTCCAATGGCACTGGCTCCCAACCCTGTCTTAAACTGGAAGACAGATTGCGTTGATCGGCTTGTCCATTGATAGAAGTGCGAACCCAGTGGTACTTGTAACCTGGCTGCTTATCTGGCTCGGGCAGAAGTTCGGGTGGCATCCACTGCTTTGGACGCTCCGCTTTCACTCGGTTATCAATCTCTCGTGGTACTCTGTTCGTAGTCATTACTGACCCCCTTTAATCAATTCCTGGGCATATTGCTCAGGTGTTAAACCAAGTTTCTTAGCCAAGTTAATCTGCGATGTCTTCAGCTTCACCTTTTTCGAAGATGTGCTTCGGGTCGCAGGTGCGACTACTACGCTCGGTTTTTTCGTCTCCACTTCTACTTCATCGTTGAAGTATTCGGGGAAACGTTTACGCATTGTTGCGTCAATACGCTTGTAATACTCATCAGTCGTGGCGTAAGCCATGCCGTTTTCCTTTACGAGCTTCTCGTGAACTCCTAAAGCCAAACTGGTCATCTCTTCGTCTTGACCGAACCAGGTGTTACTTTCCCGCCATTTCTCTGCTTTCGTATCAGTTTGTGTGGGTTGTTGTACCTGTTGTGGGATTTTTACCTCATTTTCCTGCTCTTGTAAAGTGCTTCGTGTTGGGACAAAACGATCTGCTTCCTGAACTTTCATCTTAGCTTCAGTTAACTTCTCATTTGCCGCAATGATTCGATCTGTATCGCCAGCCTCATAAGCCTCTCGATACTCACGTTTTGCCATATCTACTTCTTTTTGAGCTGAGTCTTTGTAAGTGCTGATTAACTGCTCTTCGCCCGTAGACAGGCGTTGTTTTAGCGCTTTGTTCTCTTCTAAGATCCTGCGGGCAAGTTCAATAGCTTCCTGCTGTTCCCGCATGGCTGCTTCTTTAGCCCTGCGTTCATCGTGCATGATCTTCTTGACTTGGCTGATCTTCTTTTTAGCAGCATCCGAGTATTCTTCTAGCTCATCATTCTCAACGGCTGCCACAAATTCTGGATCAGACGGCTTCTTACCCCTATCTTCTGGGGGTGTATCGTCTTCTATTTCGATCTCAAAGCCTTCGTCAGCTTCGACTTTAACTTCGGTTTGTTCGTCTGGGAACTTAAACTCTTCTTTCTCAAATTCAGGCATCGTACCTTCTCCTATTATTTACGTTTAATACCACGGGGGTCATCCACCACACCCTCTACGGAATCGTCATTAATGATCCTGAACTCTCGTCCATGAATAATTAGTCGGGTTCCAGCATTGGGTCTTACCAAGATAAAGTCGCCCTGTTTGCACCAAGCTCCTGTCGGGAACCGTGTCGGATCCTTATAGCAATCTGGTCCAAGGTCTACTACGAATAGAACCGTGGTTAGGACTTCTTCATATTGGATGGTTTGGTCTGCTTTAATCAGACCGCTTTCGTACTCCTTTTCAATCTCTGGAATGGCGCATAGGATGCGGTATCCAGAAGGTTTAGGGAGTTGACTTGCTTTCTCTTCGGCTGTCATCGTAACTGAGCCGACTACTACGGGTTTATCGGGATTCGTACCGATAAGGATTTCACTCATCCGAGTTCTCCATTCGTTGTTTAAGGTCTAATACGTACTGCCGTGCAGTGAGCAGACCTCGGATCTCCCCACACGTTTTTTTATACTCTTCGAAGGATTGAGCCGTACCGTTGCCGACTGCCTCTCTGAGTTGTCCAACTTTTTCGTCTATTTGTTGAACAAGTACTTCAAAAGCGTCCATTATTTACCTTTCTGTGAGGCGATAATTTGAGCCAAAATTTGCGCATTTTGGGTGTCCACTTTGTCTTTCTTATTTGCCATATCGATGCCCATACGTGTGCCTTCGATTAGCTCTTTCAGATCCATTTCATCATTTTCTTTGGCGATCTTAGCTCCTAGCTTCGTGCCTTCTAATTCGCCTTGGATTTCAACACGCTCACGATCAATATCTAATTGCTCCTGTCGTAGAGCAATATCGGCTTGATCTTTCTGGATCTTGCGTTGAACTTCTTGTTGCTTAATTTGAAGCTCTTGCATTTGCATTTGGAGGATTGGATCCTGTGCTTGTTGCATAGCTTGTTGTTGTGCCGCCTGCTGTTGGTTCTGGAGCAGTACCTGTTGGGAGGCTTGGGCAACCAAACGGGAGATTTGGACTTCGTAGTCTTCTGGAAGCTCTTCGTCTGGTTTTGGTAATGGTGCGCCCAACTGCTGTTCGACCATGAGTCGGTACTTAAATCCATAATGTTCGGCAATATGGGCTTGAAGTGCAGCAGTAATCTGGCTTGCCATCGGGTTTTGACCGATCATTTGTGCAGTTAATGGGTCATTTAAGAACGCCATATGTGCTGTAATGTGGGCATCTTGATCCTGATAAATGAATGCTTTTAGTGGTTTTCCAGCTAATACATCCATGTTTTCGCTGATCGGATCCTTCGGTTTCTGATCGTCTTGGAGTGGAACTAGCTTCTGGGCGTTTTTAATTCCCAGAACATCCAACATCTGGCGGTGCAGTTGTGGCAAATCATAGATCTGTGGGGCGCCCTGAGCTAACTGGAGGACTGCTTGATACTGCACAATCTTCTGTGCCATGGTTGCAGCGTTAGGATCAGAGACTGGAATGACGTCTACTCGGTCATAGTCAGACTTCTTAGCTCTTGGGCTACCTTCTTCTGGCTCATAGTTGTATTCATCAGGGGTGTAATCACGGATGATGTCCCGTAATAAGCCGAGTTCCTGTTTGAACGAGTAGTGAATACGGGCTTGTACCGCACTCATGACTTTTAGGGTTCTCTCCAGAATAGCTAAGGTAGTTCCTACGGGTGCTTGCGCACTCATGTCCGACACTTTCATATCGGCTACGGAGGCAAAACGGCGTCCTTCTTCTACGATAGTTCCGAGTAAAGAGTAGAGAACTTGACTGGGTTCCTTGTAGGGAAGTGGCATTAAGTTGTCTTTTAAGACTCCCGATGGAACATCCATATCTCTAAATTCGCCTGGGGCGATAGGGGTGTCATCCCCTTTAATACGGGCGCCTTTAGTTTTAAATCCGCCAGGTAAGTTACTTAGCGTACCTGCATCCACGAGTTGCCGAATAAGACTAGTACCAGACTTAGCAAAAGCCCCGACAAGATGGATAAGACCAAAGCAGTAGAAACCAAAGCCAGGGACGTAACCATAATGGACGAAATGATTTCTTTTTTGTTTTGTCTTATCTTCTGGACGCCAGTTCCTACGGATTGCCAAAACTGTTTGAGATCCTTTTTCAATCGTAACCACATAAGGGAGGGCGATTTCATCTTCATCTTCGTATCCTGGTAAGTTC